GCTAAAAAATAACAGGCTAAAAATGAAGACCAAAACATCATGGAAACCTAATCAATCTGGTAACCCAAAAGGAAGGCCAAAAAAGGGTGATGCAGTAGCTGATCTTATAAAGAGATCCAGACATAATGGTGAGATGGTTAAAAAATTATATAAAGTGGCAGGAACACTTGGAACAAAGAATGAACATAAACAGGCTTTAGCCTGTGCTAAGATCCTTTTAGACAAGATAGTTCCAGACTTAAAGTCCCAAGAATTACAAGTAGAGAACACTAATCCTGGATATGTATTACTACCCACACCAATAGATGTCACTAAGGCAATAGATGGTGAAATAGCTCAACCAAAGGAATTGAAATGACTAAACAAGAGAAATTAAAAAAGATAGCCAAGAGAATGAAGATCTCTGAATCAGAATTAAAAAGACTTAAGAAGGCAAGTCCTTTTAAGGAATATGAGAAATATGGTACAACAAGTGGTCATAAAAAAATACATGATAAAAACTTTCAAAAATCTCCTATAGGTAGTAAAGCAGAAGAAAAGCATTTAAACTTAATGATTGAATCCTCACCTAAAAGTAGTTATGAAAAAGAATTTGGACTTAGAGAGGGAATTTTAAAAGATGGTTCTGCTTGGAAACCAAGGTTAGGTTCAAGAAAGAATCCTCTTAAAAAGAAACCTAAAAAGAAATAATTGGAGATATGGAAAGCCCATCCTGGACCACAAACAACAGCACTTCAAACAAGAGGAGTGTATGAATTATTGTATGGTGGTGCCAGAGGTGGGGGCTGACAGGTAAAACTGATGCAGGACTAGCATGGTTGCTTATTGACACTGACAATCCTTTATATAGAGGGTTAGTCATAAGAAAGAACTCAGAAGATTTATCAGACTGGGTTGATAGAGCAAGAAGGATGTACCCTCATGCTACTATCACAGGGAAACCACCAGTTATTAGATTCCCTTCTGGTGCAGAAATTAGATGTGGACACTTAAAAGATGATCAAGCATACACAAAGTATCAAGGTCATGAGTACCACAGAATACTTATTGAGGAGCTTACACAGATCCCTGATGAGTTAAGTTATTTGAAATTGTTATCAAGTTGTAGGAGTACAGTAGAGGGCTTAGAACCAAGAATATTCTGTACAGCTAATCCAGGTGGTAAAGGTCATGCATGGGTAAAGACTAGGTTTATAGATAGAGCAGAGCCTAGAACCCCATTTAAGGACTCACAATCTGGAAGACATAGAATGTTCATCCCTGCTACAGTAGAAGACAATCCAACAATAGTAGAGAATGATCCTGATTATATTAGATTCTTAGATTCCCTACCAGAGCCATTAAGAAGTGCTTGGAGAATGGGGGATTGGAATGTGTTTGCAGGTCAATACTTTGTAGAGTATCACCCCAACATTCACATAATTAGTGAAGACAAAGCAAAGACATTGGGATATGGGGATCCTATTAATAAGACATATATAGGTATGGATTGGGGATATGCAAATCCCTTTGCTTGTATATGGATTCAGGTAACCCATGACAACACAGTATTCTGCTACAGAGAGTTATATGGAACAGAGAAACATCCTGTAGAATGGGCAGAGCAGATTATAGAGAAGAGTCAAGGTGAAGATATACATATGACATTGGCAGATCCAAGTATGTGGATCAGGAACCCTATGAGTTGGAAGTCACCATCTACAAGTATGTACTCAGACAAGTCAATTGCACAGAGCATGATTGATGCAGGAGTCCCAGTTATGACACCTGCTAACAACAATAGAGTGAATGGATGGAGAAACATGGCTCAGTTGATGCATTTTACAGAAGGCACTATGCCTAATTTCTATGTTATAGATAAGACTTGTCCCAACTTGATCAGAACATTGCCAGTAATGGTGAGAGATGAAAAGAACCCAGAGGACATTGATACTACTCTGGAAGATCATATAGCAGATGCAACTAGATATGCTTTAAGTCATATAGATGCACCTAAGAAACCAAGAGATAAGAAACCTGTCCTACAAAAGCAGATTGAGAAACTCATGATGCCAGAGCAGGATGAGAATTGGAATTATAACTTTGGCTAAGAAAAAGAAAAAGAAATTAACTAAAAAACAACTCTTAAAAAAGATGGCTAAGAGATACCAATCAGATCCTATGTATAAAATTAAGGTAGACCTAAGAGACACAGATGGTAATGATCTTAGAGACACAGATGGTAATGATTTACAGGGCGAACAATGGTACTACAGCCCAACAGATTAAGGAATATATATGCCCTATAAAACAATTCAATTAGATACAGGTACAGCAAACACCTTAAAGTTTGATTCCACTACATTAGTAATAGATGAGTCTGCCAATAGAGTAGGTATAGGAACCAGTTCCCCTGAATATCCTTTTCATATAAGTAATACAGGTGGTAATTGCAATGTTCTTTTGACCTCCTCAAACACTGGAGAGGCAGGAATATATTTTGGAGATGTAGCAGGTTCTTCTCAGGGTAGAGTTTATTATGACCATAATGATGATAGCTTAAACTGGAGAACTGATACAGCTATAAGAATGCATCTTGATAATACTGGTCTAGGTATAGGCACTACAAGTCCTGGTTATAAACTTCATGTAGAGGGTCCTATAGTTGGGGGATTGACAGCTGATTCTGGTTCTCATATTTCAATCAGAAGAAATGGTGCTATTGTAGGGGGAATGAATACTCAGGCAGGGGTTTTTAATTTTTTTGCAGGGACAACTACAAGTACCCAACATATGACAATTAGATCCACTGGGAATGTAGGGATAGGTACTGACAGCCCTACGAAAAAATTTCATGTAGCAGGTACTGTTATGTTTTCAAGTCTACCTACATCTGATCCAAGTGTGGCAGGAGAACTTTGGAATAATAGTGGTACAGTTAAAATATCAGCAGGATAAAGGATAAATAAATGGCAAACTTTACAGAAACAGAGGCAAATGCCTGTACAATAGCAAGATTAGAAAAGAAGATGACAGGTGGCTCATATGCAAGTATGGTAATTGGTGTTACTGATGCAGATGGTAATTACTATGATTGGTCAGATATAGCATTATCTGAAACAGCTACAAAAGCTGAAATTAAATCAGCTATAGTTACTCAATTACAATCTATGACCAAACAACCTGCACCCTTAGTTACTACTTATGAAGAATTAGCAGATAAAGGAAAAGGAGAGACAGTTGGCTAAGACTAAACCATTTAATACAGATTTACCTAAACCTAAACCTACTTTAGAAGAAAAGATAGCTCAAGTAGAAAATGAATTAAAACAGATTGAAGCTGAGTATCATAAAAGAATAGGTAAACTTGAAGCATTAAAAGAGTTACAGCTTGAAAAGTGATCTAATCAAAAAACTAGATGCTATGTTTGATGAGGCTAAGAAAGCTCGTCAACATAAGCCAGGTAGATGGAGAAGAAATGAGGAGTTATATTCTGGAAAGATATTAGCTCCTTTTAACCTTCCTAAATACAAATCTAGAATTGAAGTCCCTACACCATTTAGTATTGTAGAAACTATTTATTCTATCCTTACAGATAGGAAACCAGTAGTTGATTTAATGCCTAAAACAGAGTCTCAGATGGGATCTCTTAAAATGGCTAGAGAAATACTAGATAACCAACTTGAAGAGTCTAAGGCTTGGAGAGGGGTTAATGGTATGAAGAGGGATGGTTTGATATATGGTAATGGATTCTTAAAGGTCAGTGATCAGGATGGTAAACTTGTTATAACTAATCCTGATGTATATACTGTGTTCTTTGATCCACTAGCTAATAATATTGAGAATGCTAAATGTGTTACCTTTGCTACTCCTACTTATGTAGATGAAATTAAAGCCAAATATGGTAAAGAAGTAAAACCAGAAGGTAAGTTAGATGAATACAGATCATTTATACATCAACAAAAAGAAGATGATAACATAACTCAATTAACTGACACTACTGGTGCTGAGACAAATTACATGGAGAAGTCACCAATAAGCACATCAGCAGATAGTGATTATGGTGGTGGACAAGCATTATTGAAGGAGTGTTGGTACTATGATGGGAATGATCTTTATCTTGCTACTTATTGTGGTGATGTTCTTTTACAACATATTCCAAGCCCTTACCCTTTTATTCCTCTATGTATGTTTAAAAATTATGGAGATGATCACTCAATTTGGGGCAAAGGTGAACCAGAGATTATTGAGCCTTTGGCAATAGGAACTGCAATAGCAATGTCTCAAACTGTAGACAACTTAATTATGCATGGTAACCCTGCATGGGTATTACCTAAATCTATGGCTAAGACACATGGGAACAGACCTACTGATAAACCAGGACAAATATTTTGGACTAATGGTCCACATGAAAAGCCAGACAGATTATCCCCTGTAGGATTTAATACATCATCACTAAATCTTGTGGAGCAAATGTTGAGCTTACAAGATACAGTGTCAGGTGTACATGATATAACACAAGGTCGTAGACCAACTGGTGTTACTGCATCCAGAGCAATCCAACAATTGCAGGAAGCATCACAACAAATTATTAGAGTTAAAGAAAGGGAAGTAGGTACAGATGCAGTTATTGATATGTACAAGTATGCTCTTCATATCATTAAATACAACTATACTGATTCTATTTCTGTACGAACTGTGGAAGATGGACAATACTCCTTTAATGAATACAACCCATATGATATTGATAGTGATATGGACTTTAAGTATGTTCCTGGTTCTACAATGCCTGAGTCAAGAGCCTCTAGAATTGATCAGGCAATTGACTATTTAAAATTAGGTGTCATTACACCAGAGCAGTTCTGGAGATGGCATGATAAAGATATTTCAAGTGATATATTGGAGGAGATAGTTGAACAAAAAAGAATGGCTGAACAGCAAATGGCACAAGATCAAGAAACAATTCAAAATTCAACTAATGAAGATGAAATCATGGATGCACAACTTAGGATGAGGGAGATGATGGGCTATGGCAGTCAACAACCTGAATGATTGGTGTAAGATGAATGGATATGGCAAGGTATCTAAAGAATGTGTAGATAGTGCCTTCCAATCTAATGATCCTAAAGTGCAGAGTATGGCTAAGAAAGAAAAATTAAAAGGCATTGCCAAAAAACAAAATGCCAAACCTTTATTTAAAAGATAGACCAACCAAAGGAGTCTAACAATGGATAACTACAGAGATGTAGAAATAAGTGCTGAAGAGATGTCCTCTTTAAGCACAACAACAGAATCCAAAGAGCCTTCACCAGAAGCAACTCAGGAGGAAGTTAAGACAGAAGAATCTGTCAACACAGAGTCACAAGAGGTAGAGGAATCTACAGATGATTCTGAGATGGTTTTTGAATTTGATGGAAAGGAGTATTCTGAAGAGGATATTCTAGGATTTATGAAAGACTCTCAAAATAAAGATGAGTGGCAGAAATCCAATACCCAAAAAGCACAAGAACTATCAAAGTGGAATAAGTTCTCTCAAAAGTTTGAGAAGGATCCTGCCTTACAGGAATATCTTAAAGATTATTTCTTTGAAAACCCTGAAGAATGGAACAATCTCCAACTTCAAAAGGCACTTGAACAAGAAACTGAAGAACCTCAAGAAGAACCTCAGAATAATCAGTTAAATCAGATTGATGAGAGATTGAGTAATTTGGAAGTTGAAAAGAATGTACAAGTGTTAGAGTCTCAACTTGACAATATAGTTAATAACAATTCAGATCTATTTGAGGATGGAAATTCTATGGAGTTCTTAGAATTTGTAGATCAAAATGAAATCCTGGATCTGGATGTAGGTTTTAGACTATGGAGTCATGATAAGCTCACTGACAGGCTATCCCACTATAAAAAAATGGAAGAAAATAAAGAGAGATCCAATTCAAAGATAATTGATAAGTCTGAGATAGGTGCTAAACAAAACACAACACCATTCAAGCCTAAAGATTATAAGGATATTACATTGGATAATCCTGATATAGCTAAATATTTTCAGTAAAAGAGGTATTTAGCCTAATAAAATAAAGGGTTCGTCCAACTCTCGAAAAACAAGCCACATAAGAGGTGTCCCCTCTTAGAAAGGAATAAAAATGGCTCTTA